CACTTATGCGATCGTCGGCAGCGTCAGATGTGTATAAGAGACAGCATTTTGACGACTAAAAATGAATGACAATTGTTTGATATTTTGATGCAATATTGGCTAAGTAATGACGATTTTTAAAAAATCAAAGTAATATTTTGAAGTTTATAATAGAAAATCACAGAATGCTTTTTAACGGCCCCGTTCTGAGACCCCTTGATAATCAAAAGGGTAATCTTGAGTTGGAAATGTCATAATAATTTCAAAAAAACCAGAAGAGAACGGATCAAAGCTGTGCAGTCAAGATTTCACGCTTCTGCGGGAGGGAGTGGGAAAAGGAGGCAGGCACCGAAAAAATAAAAAGCCCGCCGCAGGCATGGATCGCCTGCGGCGGGCTCTGGAAAAATAGCGGGACCAAAGTGAGCCAAACTTGGGACAAAAGCCGTCCGGGATGGTTCTGAATCATGGACCAGCGTGGTGGTCGTGATTCCGAAAACAGAATGAGCCCACGAGGAGCTTTGCAATGAAATGAAAAAGCTCGTTGTAAGCGATACCGCTACGAAGCGGCGGCCCCGAACCGGAGCCCAGCGGAGTGAGTCTGGTTTAGAACAGAGGAGAAAGAGCGCGGATGAATGGTGTCTTTTTTGCCTCAGGCATAAAAAGACGCCGGAGCAAAGCGGACTTTGCTCCGGCGTGGTCGGAGTGGCAATACAGAATTTCTTGAAAAACCTAGTAATATCAATGGTTTTCAAGCAACAGGAACGACTATGTCTCTTAAAAGGTAGATACCAGTTAGATTTCTTTGATATAACGTTCTGAAGCGTTACAAATCAGTTTAAAAAGTGTATTAATGTAATCTTGGAGCTGTTGCCTGCTTTCGTTGTTGAGTGTAAGATGACTGCGGCCAAATGCTATATATTCATTGTAAGTGGACTCTAATCGCTGTATAATAGAAGAATAGTTACTCAGATAGAAACTATAGTCATTATAGTAATCCAATAATTTTCTTATACCAAAATTAAACTTTCCAAGATTTTGATTAAATAATTCAGTGCTTTCTGGATGATCTGTCAAACAATGTCCTAAAGCCCTAAAATTGTTTTTCGATTCCAGCAGCAAAGAGAACAACTCAGAATTAATCTTTCGTTTTACTTCGTCCTTGTGTTCGTTATGTTTTAATCTAGACTGAAAAATAGATTGGATAATAAATACTAGAATACCATTTGATATAATAGGGACGACCATTAAAATCCAATCTTTTGTTTCCATCGTATGACACCCCAACCAAATGTTCTTATTATTCCATTAAAAGTTTTTGTGTTAAACAAAAACGGTGAGTCCTTGAAAGGACTCACCGTTGGTACGGCCGAAGGGACTCGAACCCCCAACATTCAGAACCGGAAGCAGTGTATCATAAAACCATATAACCCTTGTGGCTCTAAGAGATTTCTTTATGCCATTTCTCTATTTCCACCACCATTTCCACCGCCTATTGATCTAGTCCCATCCAATAAGGCGATACCATTATGGAGTGTTGAACTGTCTCTGTGGGTGTAAATATTGGCGGTCATCTGAATGTCAGAGTGTCCCATGAGCTCTTTTGCCACATTAAGAGGGACACCAGCTTTTTGCAAATCGGTGCAAAAAGTGTGACGCAGACAATATGGGGTGAGATCTGGAGCTACCACAGATTCTACGATTCTATTCCGCTCGGTCTTTGCGCCTAAGTATAAGTCTAGTTCTCTCTTGAAGCCAGTCCAAAGGCGGCGCAGGCTGTTCTCATTCTGAAAGTTCCCGGCCCCGGTTGGGAATACAGGAGCGAAGGAATTTTTCTTGGCGTTCTGAAGCCTCCAAAGAAGGTCTGAATGGATCGGTATGTCCCGGACGCCGGAATCCGTCTTTGGACCTTTGATAGCCTGAGAGCCGCTTTCTTTTGCCGCGTGGACATGGATCTCATTATTTACAAAATCCACATCAGCCCAAGTAAGGGCTGCCGTCTCCCCAGGACGCATGCCGGTATAGAGTAAGGTAAGAACCCACAGTCCAGCTCGGTGATGCTCAGCTACAGCGAGAATAGCTGATCGCTCTTCCTCCGTTATAGAGCGCCGCTGGTGCGTCTGAACATGGGGCAGCTCTAGAAGCTCAGCTGGATCGTATGGAATAAGGCGTGACTGTCTGGCCCTCTTAAACATTTCCTGCATGACCATTCGCAGCTTCTTTACATGGGATGCGGATCTCCCCGCTTGCCCATTTAAAATACGCTGGAGGTGTACGTCCTTCACATCCTTGAGCTTCATGGATCCGATGGCAGGCTTGATATATCCGTTGAACTTTTCATCGTACATACCAAGGGATTTCTTGGTCAGCCCTTTTGGGTCCTTGTAGGTCGCTTTCCACTGCCTATACCATGCAGTTACAGTCATCGAACCGCCAATGGCTTCTTCCCCGCGTTTGGCTGCTGCCAGCTTTTCCGCCAGCTTGGTCATGGCTTCAAGCTCTGTTTTCCCTGTTGCCTCGTACTTCTTTCCATTGTACCGGGCGGTCTTTCTGATATATTCGCCCATTGACAACGCCTCCTATTCTGATAAAATAGAAGGGCAGATTGCCGACCATAGCTTCTGCCCCCCCTTCCCTGCCCGGTGTTGGTAGCGCCGGGTGGGGATTTTTTATTTATTCAAATTTTCGTGGTTTTGATATGCAATTTCTTGCAACTGCTTATAAAGAGGTTGGATATTGTACTTCTTTGGGAACTCGAACTTCTTTTCTTCTACAGTAACACCGCCAGAAGCCCGGAAGTAAGGGGATGAGATGTAGTGAACATTGATCTCGCTGTCGTCCATGCCAAAGCCGGAAGTCTCAGCAGATACATGGATTATGCTGCTCATGTTGATGGAGTCAACGCGCATTTTCTGGCCCGTGGCTCCCTGCTTATCAAAGTCAATGATGCGCTTGTCGGTGAAGAGCACCACGTCCCGAACCAGCCGGAAACCAATCTGGATTGATTCCCCGTCCATCAGGTAGGAACCGTACTCCTTCATCAGTTCTTCCGGGGAAACCTCGCTCATGTTCCCAAGAAGCCCTTGCCCAACGGCTCCACCCAGTTTGTCAAACAGGCCCATAACTTATTCCTCCTCTATATTTTACCGCTCCCGGCGGTTGGGTCACAAAGCAAAAGGCAGACAACCGAAGTTGCCTGCCTAATGTTTGAACAGAAATAGGTGGGGTGACGATTCCCACATCTCCTAACCCTTTCGGGGGCGACGGCTGCCCGTTCCGTCCTCTATTTCTGCTCAGTACATCATTATGTACCTTACAACTTCATTATACACATTTATGTAATTATTTCAAGTCTTTTTTAGTGTTCCTTTTGCAATAAAGTTTTTTACCCTGTTTCTGTTAAGAGTATAAAGCGTTCTGGCAAAATAGCGTTCAGAACGAGAAAGACGAACAGCCACTTTCACATATTCTCCATCAACAAGAAACTCTTTCACATATTCGATAGAGCCGTCTGCCGGGTTGCGCCCAACATAATCTGGTTCTGCCAAAATATAAGTTAGATGTTCCCCATACTTAGCAAAATCATCTGGGTGAGAAGTTTTCATGTGATCAAGATTACTCGGCGCAAAGTATATTTTTCGATCTTCTGCTGGAACAATCTCCAGGAGGGATACAATGCGGTCTGTGACTTCTCCAACAATTTCTATTGTAACCCCTCCTCTCTATATTTACCGCTCTCTGGCAGTTAAGATACTAGAAATACAACTCCGTAGCAAGATTCCCATGTGTGTACCAGCAGACAGCCTTTCTCATAAAATCCTCAGTTACTCCAAAATACTCGGCTAGATCCCAAAGTTCTGTGTGTCCCTCTGCGACGGCTGCATCTAGTTCCTCCATTGGGACAAGTTTTTTTATAGCCCATTTGTCAGCCCGATTCTCATGCTTTTGCATGATGTCCCGTTTTGAGAATCGGTTATAAAAGGCCCCAGTGGAACAATGCCCGAGCTCATGCCCGAGCGCAACGACCTCTTTTGCAATGCTTTCCATTTTCCAAGGGTCCATGGCAATACAAAGGGACCCGTCTGGCAGTTCTGCTGAAAGGGACTCCGCCTTACGCATCGAGACCCAGTCAACATCAATGCCTTTTTCCTCAGCATAAACATATAAGTCAATCAGACTTATTCTTTTTCTGATGGATTTTGAACCCGATGTAGTCTCTGGCATCGTCCCAATATTCGTCGATCTCTGCATCGGAAAGACCATCGGCCAGTCCTCCTAAGAATGCCGCTTTCATTTGGCGGTCATCAATCTTGCGCTCACTATCGGTGGGCGCTTTTTTTGTTTCTTCAATACCGGTCAGTAAATATTCAGTAGTTGTTCCTAGATATTGAGCAATAGTCTCTAAATTTTTCATTCTAGGAGTTGTTTTTCCTTTGTTCCATAAAGAGTACGAGGCAGATGTAATGCCGCAATCTTCATAAAATTTTTGCTTTGGAATTACTTTCTCTGCCAGTAATCCGTTAATTCTGGCAACTATCGGCGAATTGGACATTTTAACCCCTCCTATTTTGGTTAAAACGTCGCCTAGCATTTGCTAAGTTTATCTTGACATTCTTGAGAACCTAGTATATACTAAGTTTCGAGGTTGAGCAAAGAAAAACCTAGCCTCCACTTGGCAGACCTTTAATAATATAGATTGTTGGCACTTCCTATATTATCTTAGTCCCGCCTTGTTGTCAAGTAAAACTTAGTATATGGAGGTGAAAAAATGGGATTTCGGGAGGCACGAGTCAAAGCTGGTATGTCTGTCGCCCAAGTTATGGATAAGCTTTCGGTCTCCGATGCAGCGGTATATCAGTGGGAAACGGGCGTTACAATGCCAACGGCAAAGCGGTTAATTGAAATTGCAAAACTTTATGGCGTAACCGTGGACTACCTTCTTGCAGAAGATGGTAGCACAACAGAAGTCCAATAAAACGGACAATAAAGGGAGGTGAGGGAGATGGAAATCGGACCTGTTATCAAGTCGTATATGGAAGCTCACGGTATCAAACAGATTTTTGTTGCTAAGAAATGCGGATGGACGGCCCAACGATTGAGTAACGTCCTGAACGGAAAATCTCTACTGACAGTGGAGGATTACAAAGTCCTTTGTAAGTGCATTGGCGTTCCATATGAGTTGTTCTTAGAAGACTGAAAGGAGGTGGTGTCCATGAACCTATCTAACGTAAAGACCTGTGATCTGGTGGCCGAATTGAGCCACAGGGAAGGAGTAGAAAAACACACCGCAGAACCGTACCAAGATGTGACGGTCTCGGTAAACGGCCCTGCGGTGGTGCTGGTAGTTATAGATTAGACTTTGGAGTATCCATACCTGCCCTTGATAAATGTGTGAAAGTATTTCCCATGAGACCCTGCGGACATGAGGCCGGTATATACAGACTGGGGGACGCCGAAATAGGCATAGGTGCCGCCTTTATGAAATGAGATGTAGAGAGTCCCATTTTCATACCCGATGCTGGAAATATCAGTGGAACTGACAGGAACCATGTTCAAAAGGCATTTCTCCTTTCCTTGAAAATGGAGGGCAAGAAACAGTTGCCCTTCTTGGATAATTGTACCATATTCAACGACAAAAATCAATATATTGTGTAGAAAATTTGTTCCATACAATATGTAGGAAGGAAAATCCCGAAACTGGAAAAAGTGAACCGGTGACCACTGACTATCTGCTGGGCATCCAGCGGAACGATGAATAAGGGGGGTGAAACACATGTGGCTTTGGTTAAAAGAAAACCACCCCATAATCTATGAGGTGGTCCAATGGTCTGTACTTGCAATGGCAGTTGCGGCGCTTGTTAATAGCTGCATTGTCCTTTCAGCGCAATAAAAGAGGCCCGCCCCTGACGGGGCGTGGAATAAAGGAAGAGGGAGGAATATGTTGAGACCAGAAGAGAAATCCGGCTTAGTAATTCGCTCTATAGCAGGAAAAACAGACATCTATCTTAATGGAGTCTGCATTAACGATAAATGCCTGTCATGTGAAGTCAAAATAGAGGGCCCATATCGGCCCAAAGCAACTATTTCCCTTTTGTGCGAGCGGATAGAAATGGACATTGGAAAGAATGTTGAAGTTAAAAAAGTAAATCGTTCAGAATCTCCAGGTTGCTAATAATTTTATCTAGATTAGCCAGAACGGAAACTAAGAGAGAGCCGAGAGACACCACTCCGGCTATAGCAGAAATGATAATAGCCAAATTGGCCTTTGTTTTTGTTCTATCTGGCTTTAGAAACTCCAGACCCTTAAGTGTGATTACTGTGTTGAAAATCTCTGAATGTGCTTTTCCATCCATAGTCCGAAGTTCAATCTCTTCTCCATTGTGATTTCGATATGTAGTTTTACCACGAACAAATCCGTTTTCTATACAGTCATTCAATATTTCTGCATCTTCAATACTCATTTCTAAATCATTAATTTCTTCTGCGCTACTAGAATTTTGGATTTTTCGAATCATTTTACACATGGCTTTCCGATAATCTGTTTGATTCCTGATCATACAATCACCTCATTTTGATTGTACCAGAATTAACCATAGGAATCAACGAAACGAAGTCACAAGCAGAATAGCAAAGAACCAAAACGCCGCATCTGCGGCAGAAAGGAGGAGCCATGCGAAGAAGAGAGACCCAGCGAACAGAAAGTGCGCTGGGCAAAGAGATAGCTGAAAAGCGTCGGCTACTGTATGAGAGACACGGCGGGATCATGTCCCCTGTAGACGTGGCTCGGGAGATGGGCTATTATCCAAGTTCATCCAGAGGGGACCGATGGGCCCAAGAACACGATGTTCCAGCCGTCCGCCTTGGAGCAAGAAAGCGAGGCTATGAAACAGATCTTGTGGCTAAGGCAATCGTACAGAGCCGTGGGATGGTATAAGGATGCCCCCGCCCGTGGTGGCACACGGGAGAGGGCAAGAACCGATGACCAGTGAAATCATCCTGTCCCTTGTATTGTAACACGAGGGCGGGAGGAATACAAGGAGGATCACATGACAATAGATGAAAAGGTAGAGGCGTATAGAATGTATCTTGAAGGCGCTTCGTGCGATGAAATCGGGAAGCATTTCGGAGTTTCCAGACAATGTATTCGACAACATCTTCCGGAACCAAAAATAAGCCGTATAGAAATGAACGCAAATTCTTGCGTTTATAAGGGCGTTTCAAAATGGATGTTAGAAAATAAAATTTCTTTTTCAAAATTGGCCCGTTATTCAGGCGTTTCTGTTGCCTGCCTTTACAGATTTTTAACTGGGAAAGGTACGGCTAATAAGACCACAATAGATAAACTTTTGAATGTCACCAAAATGAGTTACGAAGAGGCATTTTCGGCCAAATAAAAGCGCCCCGGCCAGCGAACCACCGCCGACCAGGGCTGGCAAACCTAACTGATGACGCCAATTAGGCTTGATGGATATATGATACTAGAACATTCGTTCTCTGTCAAGCCGGAAAGGAAAAAAATATGGCAGAGAAAGAGACAAAAATTGGACGCCTCAGCTCCATTAAGGAGCTCGGAGAGCTTGGTGGTGATGTCAAAGCACAAGTAGATTGGCTAACCACTCAAGTTTATGGATTTACGATGGAAGAGTTTATCCGTCAGAACTGGAGGCGTGACGATGACGCCGAATGAGGCCATCCGCCGCATTACCCAGCGAGCTATGGAGCGGCACCGGCTCTCACAAAGGGGCCTTGCCCATGAGATCGGATGCGGCGAAGGCTCTATTGCAAAGATTCTGGACGAGCAGGAGGTTCGTCTCACTCAGGAGCAGTGGTTTTATTTGATGACGTTGGGAGGGAAGCAGCTTGCGTGAGTGGATGCTCGTGGGCGCATACGCCTGCATTATTGTAGCAATGGCGCTGATAATTTGGGACATATGGGATAGGAGAAGGAAGAAATGAGAACACGAGAAGAGCGCCGCCAGAGGGCCCGAGAGGTCCGCTGGATGATTGGAATAGGAGCAATGCTCTGCCTGACCTTCTGGGGCGGTATGGCATTTGCCTTTTGGGTCATGAGATGAAGGTCCTTTTATATCCACTGAGGGACATCCAACAGAGCAGTCCTGTCGCCATATGCGCAAGATGCGGTGGCGAGATCTATGAAGAGTTTGCAGTTATGCCCGGTGAGCTGTGCCGGGAGTGCTGGGAAGAGGAAAGTGAGGAAAGAGAGCAATATGGACCGCATAACAAAGCTGCTTACCTGGGCAGTTGAAAACATGGGACCGTTTGAGGAAATTCGAGCTGTCAACGGAACTGTACATGTACGGCTGCTGGATGGAAGGTCTGGATTTATCTCAATGGGAGAAGACGGAAATCCTGTAGCAAACATCCCGCAGGAGGTCATGGTATGAGCCGCCTGATTTGTGTTATGGGTGAGTCCGGGAGCGGAAAGACCACAGCAATGCGGACGCTGGACCCCAAAACTACATATTACATTGATTGTGATGGGAAAGGGCTGGCCTGGAAGGGGTGGCGCAGCCAGTACAACGAAGAAAACAAAAACTTTGCGTTTACCCGTGACATCCCAAAAATTGAGGGCCTAATCGTCAATATCAGTCAGAAGAAAGCAAGCACAAAAACCATTGTGGTTGACACCTTGAACACCTGCATGGTGGACAAGGAAGTCAAGGGGATGAAAGAAAACGGATTTGGTAAATGGATCGACCTCACCCAGTTCGTTTGGAATTGCATCGAGACCGCCGGGCGGCAGAGAGATGATCTTACGATTATCTTTGTGATGCACAGTGAGACGGTCCGGGACGACTTCGGATACAGCTTTACCAGAGTTAAAACGAATGGCCGGAAGCTGGAGAAATTAGTCCCTGAAAGCCTATTCAGTACGGTGCTGCTTGCAAAAAAGACGGATGATGATCGTTATGTTTTTGAAACTCAGGCTAAAAACAGCACGGCCAAAAGTCCAATGGGTGCCTTTGATACCTTTGAGATCGACAATGATATGGAGGCCGTGCTCAAAGCACTGGAAGATTTTTGATGGCGAAACAGAGAGATGATGGAGTGTCCAGTTATACAAAAGTAATCGTGGACCTGTATTTTCCAGAAGACCATGTCTGCTGTGATTTTTGCCCTTTGATGGAAACATACGCCAGAAAGCAATGCCGAAGAACCGGAGAATATCTATTGGATACCCGATACAGAGGGCTTTGGTGCCCTTTGAAAATTGAAGAAAAAACGGAGGAAATTAAAAATGAAACCTTTTAATGGATTTGAAGCAAAGAAGTCTGCTGGAGCCCGTGAGCTGTTGCCTGCTGGCGGTTATGTCGCCAAAATCCTTAATGCCGAGGAGGTTCCCTATGACTGGGGAAATGTGATTCTTATCTCCTTTGACATCCTGGAAGGCCAGTACAAGGACTTCTTTGCGGCTGATTATCACCACCAGGATCGTGAGGACAAGAAGTGGCGCGGCACTTATCGTCTGAGCGAGCCAAAGGACGATGGAAGCGAGAAGGACAGCTGGACCAAGCGTACATTTGGAAACTCCATCTGGTCTGTTGAGGCAAGCAATCCAGGCTATCACTGGGACTGGAACGAGGAAACATTGAAAGGGAAGATTGTAGGTGTTCTGTTCCGCAACCGTGAATGGGAGATGAACGGAAACACTGGATGGACCACCGAATGCTGTGCCCTGACCAGTGTGGATGACATCCGGCAGGGCAAATTTAAGATGCCAAAAGATAAACCGCTAAAGGCATTAAGCGGGGCAGACAGCGGAAACTTCTCCGCCCCGGCTCCTGTAAGTGATGAACTTCCGTTCTGATGGATCATTTTAATGTAAAAAAAGCTCTTTCCACTATGACTATTCTCTGGGACACAAGGGAACAGAATACCCCAAGAGCCAGAAAGCGAATGGAACAAGTAGGAGTCCCGATTGAGAGGGTCGCCCTCTCTTTCGGGGACTACTCCGTAAAATGTGATACGCTGGACCTGAGAGACAAAATAGCGGTGGAGCGAAAAATGGATCTTACAGAACTTGCCCATTGCTACTGCCAGGATCGCAAACGCTTTGTGCGTGAGTTTAAGCGGGCTCAAGAGGCGGGGGCTAAGATTATACTCCTTGTGGAGAACGGGGGCCTTGACGAGGCTTACAGCGGCCATTACAGGGCACACGTACATCCATCAGCATTGACGGCCTCCATATTCGCCTGGCTGTCTCGCTACAACTGCCAGATCCTATTTTGCAACGAAAAAAACAGTGGATATGTCATCCATGATGTGCTGTATCGAGAGTTGAAAGAGCGATTGGAGGCCATGCCAGATGAAGAAGAAATTTAGAATCACCTGCACTCACAACCCCCAGGATTTCTTCAACGGCGTGGAACCGGTAGAGTTGACCAGAATTTACAACACAGATCAACTAGAGACCGATGTGTCCTACGAACTGAATCAGGGTTATCAGGTGATTGTATCGGAGGTTTTAAAGGATGAAAAATGAAAAGCGGAGAATTAAAATCGACTATCTTCCGTGCCGCTATGACTTTAAGGTTATAACCAATGGAAAACCTATGACCCTGTACGATCTGACGATGGATGAGCTGACCTGTCTCATGGATGTTTATTTTAGAAACGGATATGAACAGATATATGCCAGAATCGCCTCAACATGGGAGTAAGCTATGGACGAAAAAGCAGGGTGGATCAAACTCTGGAGAAAATTTGCGGATGACCCCTTGTGGGTTTCAGAGCCATTTACAAAAGGACAAGCATGGGTTGACTTGCTCTTAATGGCACAAGGAACAGAGAACACTATTTTCAAAAATGGAAGATTTTTGGAATTTAAACCTGGAACGGTTTATAAAAGTGTTCTACAGCTATCAAAGCGTTGGAAGTGGAGCCGGGACAAGGTTTCGAGGTTTTTAGCATGCCTCGAAAATAATAGTATGGTCAAGACAACAAGCAATACAACGGATGGTACAACGATAACCATTGAAAACTGGACATTTTATCAAAGTCAATCGCAACGGACAAGGCAACGATTACCTGAAAAACAAGACAACAAACCAACAACGGGCCGACATAATAAAGAAGGAATAAGAAGAAATAGAAGAAAAGAAGATAACTGCGGCATCGCCGCGCCGTCTGAGGACGGCGGGCTCCCCGCCGAAGGAAGCGGCGATGACTCCATTGTGATTGATGGGCGACTGTATAGATTCCCCTCAAGATGGCGGCGGGATGCTGAGGCAATGGGGAAAGACCTGGCCCTATTTGTGAAGGGGATGTATCAATGAGCTATGAGTTCAAAGCGGAGGACGCTTATGGATTGGCCAGAGTGATAGGAGCCAACACCCACGAAAAAGGGGACGAGCTTTTCTTTCGGCTATGCCCAAAGTGCAAAGGTGGAGATCGGCATCAGGACAAAGATACGTTTTCCATCAATCTGAAAACCGGGTTGTTTAAGTGCTTTCGGGTGAGCTGTGATTATCATGGAAATTTCGTGGAGCTGGCCCGGGACTTTGATTATGATCTTGGGTTTGGGGATCATCGGGTATATCGAAAACTCCCGCAGAAACCGGTGGTCGTTCGTGATGGAGCTATTGAGTACATGGCATGCCGGGGAATCAGCCCAGAGATTTGCCGAAAATATGAGCTGACCACCCGGATTGACAATAAAGACATTCTAGTTTTCCCGTTCTACGATGAATCCGGAACCCTCCAGTTTGTGAAATACCGGAACACGAAGTTCCGCAAGGGCATAGACAAAAACAAAGAGTGGTCTGAAGCAGACACTATGCCAATTCTGTTTGGGATGAAACAGTGTAGTAACTTTAACCGGTTGATCATCACGGAGGGGCAAATTGACAGCCTTTCGGTTGCGGAATGTGGATTTGAAAACGCCGTGTCTGTTCCCACTGGAGCTACAGGATTTACATGGCTGGCCAATTGCTGGGATTGGATCACTCAGTTTGAGGAAATCGTGGTCTTTGGTGACAACGAGCATGGAAAGATTACGCTGGCTGACACCCTGAGGGCTCGTCTCCCTCAGCCGGTTAAAGTGGTCCGCAGGAAGGATTACCTGGGCGAGAAAGACGCAAACGATATCCTTCTAAAATACGGGAAACAGGCGATTCGGAAAGCGGTCGAAAATGCAGAGATTCCGCAACTGGAAAATGTTAAAGATTTGGCCCTGGTCCAATCGGTAGATATTAACACACTGCCAAAAATCAAGACTAATATTCCAGATATCGACCGAGTAATAGGTGGCCTGGTTATGGGACAGGTAGTGTTACTTACCGGAAAGCGCGGGAACGGGAAATCCACATTTATGTCCCAACTAGTCTGTGAAGCGTTGGACCAACGGGAAAACGTATTTATCTACTCTGGGGAATTGGCAGACTACCACTTCAAACGTTGGATTGATTTTCAGCTTGCTGGAACGGATTATATCCAGGCCATTACCAACATCTATGGGGATCTGGAATATACGATCAATGACGATGTAATACGACAAATCTCGGATTGGTATAAGGGTCGCGCTTATATCTACGACAATAACTGGCTGCCGGATGATGGAGCAGAATTTGAAAGCCTTCCGGAAACCATCGAGAAAGTCATTAAGCAATACGGGGTCCGCTTGGTTTGCATCGACAACCTGATGACAGCTATGGAAACAGTTAGAGAAAACGACCAACTCTATCTGGCTCAGAGTAACTTTGTAGGCCAACTCAAAAAAATAGCTGTCAAATACGATGTTGTGATAATTCTGGTTGCCCATCCACGAAAAAGTAAGCTGGAGTTTGATAATGACGATGTGGCCGGATCTGCGGACATCACAAACAAGGCAGATGTAGTGATGTCTTACGAGAGAGTCGAGGACGATGACACCTGCGACAGTAAATTGTCAATCACCAAAAACCGCTTGTTCGGTAAATATGCCGCAAAAGAAAAGGCTATCAAACTGTGCTACAGTGAAAAAACAAAACGCATTTTCCCGTATGGTCTTTATCCGAGGCATTATGGCTGGGAAGGATATTTTAAACCAGTAGAGGAGGAATTGCCATTATGACAGAACTTCCTTTTGAGCGGGAAGCTATGCGTGGAGATCCAATGCCAGATGACTTGGATTTTATTGACTCGATAATGTATCAAGGACTTTCTGCTCTATATTTTCGATATTTTCATGGTGGGGTTAGCCAAGAACAAGGGAAAAAAGAAAAAGGTGCAATGATTTATAAATATAGCATCAGAAAAAATGCGGAGAGCTACCAGAAAATTATGTATAAATGGTACGCAGACCTCCGCAAAAATATCGAAGCCGCCCAAAACCGATACAGGAAAGAGCGGACCCTTGAGGCAGCCGACATGCTATCGGATGTTCTGGATGGGATGGTAAGACATGAATGAAAATCCATGTTGGACCTGTCAGAAAGCATGCGGAGGGTGCTCCTGGAGCCGCAGCTTCTCCCCGGTGCCGGGCTGGAGGGCCAACAAAACGAAAAAACGAGGACAGGGCGGCACAAAGGGCGGCTACATAGAGAGCTACCACATAAGGTCGTGTCCGGAGTATGATCCGGAGCCAAAGCGGGATATCCCGGAAGAGAGAGGCGGCCAGAGGCTCAAATATGACATCGACAAGGTGATGCTGTTGACCAGGGCCAGAATGACAGAGGCGGAGATCTGCCGGAGGATGGGCGGTATGCCGCTTGATACACTGAGGAGATATAAAGCCATATTGAGGAAGCGAGGAAAACTATGCTAGAATTAGAGCAAAGGGCCCTCCTGGGCGACCACGAGGCCGCCAAGCGGCTGACGGATGCGGGGGTGCTGATGCCGTGTCCGTTCTGCGGAAATGATGCGGTTGTACATGAGGTTGAGGCTCAGCCAAGATATGCTGAAACTAAAAAAGAGGTTCCGAAAGGAGCAAGAATCATTCGATGCATTAGTTATCCAAGTGGGAAAGAGTATTTTGAGTATCGGAAAAAAGAATATATCCCACAATGCGTTGATAGTTCTTGCTGCGGCAGGGCTGTAAAAAGGTTCAATACTCAGGTTGAGGCAATTTCAGCCTGGAACACCAGAGCCCAGGTTCTGAGCTCTGAGGAGATGGGGATGCTGGATGGAAGGGAGGCCCAGCCATGACGCGGGAAGAAGCGAACGAAATTTTAGAGGATTGGAACCTTTGCCATTATACTCCCAGCAGAGAGGCCGCAGAAGCGGTCATATCGGCCTTAGACCCGTTAGAGATTATTTCCGCCCTCCGCCCCGTCAGCCGGGAGCAGGTGGAGAAGGTGTGGCCTGGGTGCGAAGCTTGCAAAGACGCAGGTTTAGCAATTGGAGAGGTTCAGTTTTATGGACCTTTTGAAGGGCCTATTGATGTATCTGGAAATATGCACTACTGCCCCAATTGTGGTCGCCCTATAACCCCAGTGGCGAGGGACAGACAGGGGAAGAGATTGGAGGCGTTGAAAGATGGACCGGAACAATGAAACTATTCGGCTGGCAAAGAAAGCTGCTGATGCATGGAGGAACACTGACACATATCGTCAAGCGGCTCAAATCATTGAAAAGCTGATCGTCAGCCTTAGATCCCCATCATGGCAGGATCTTGAGGACCCGGACGCACCCCTTTTAGAAGATGCCGCCCACGCCCTCTCCACGCTCTGGGACGAAAACGAGAGGTTGCGGGAAATGTATCAGAAAGAAAAGGCGGTTTGCCATGCTACGCAGGCCGAGCTGGAGCAGGTGAATCGGGAGAATGAGACCCTAAAACATGCATTACAAAATTGGCACGAGGAGGACTGACATGGAACGGCTGACAAAAAAGCGAGACAGACAAAATGTTATCCCTTTGAAACAGAACGGGGAAACCAAATGGGTAATCTGCTCTGCCGGGATGGGTGATGCGCCCACAGAATACCTCTACGGGGAACATGCTGACCGCCTCGCTGCCTACGAAGACACGGGACTGGAGCCGGAGGAAATCGAACAACTCAAGGGTGAGGTTTTCGGACTGAAAGTGGACAAGCAAGAGCTGGAGCAATATCGTGCTCTCAGCGCCATTGACCACCTCCGCGAACTGGGCTGGGCCGCACTACGGAGGGAGCAGGAATGAGTTATGATATCTATCTGAAAGACCCCGTGACGCATGAACCTCTGAAGCTGGAAGAGGTACACCACATGAGGGGAGGCACTTATGCCATGAGCGGGACAACTGAGGCATGGCTGAACATTACATACAATTATGCCGACTGGTACTACAGACCGGGCGTGTTCGCCAGGACAAGAAAAGCCAGCAAAGGAATCCGCACTATTTACGGCATGACTGGGTCGGAGAGCATTCCGGTGTTGAAAAAGGCCATACAGAAGTTGGAGGGCATGACCGTTGACATTAGTGAGAAGGAGCGCCGGAAGTGCGAGAAACAAGGGGCAACTGGCTACTGGATGCCGACCAGAGAAAACGCAATTAAGCCATTGCATCAGCTACTGGCTCTGGCACAGGTGCGACCAGACGGGATGTGGGAGGGCGACTGATTTGAAGGAGTACATCGAGAGGGCGGCCGTTCTGAAAGTCCTGGAGGAATATTACCCTGGAGTAGATGAGCGACTACATATTGTCAAGGATATTACGTCTATCCCCACCGCCGAAGTTGCGGAGGTGAAGCACGGGAGACGGGAGTTTTTGGGCCCAAATAGACTAATTAAAGGTTGCATGTGCGGGACTTGTAGTGTTTGTCATATTAGGTCAAAATACATCGAGAATACTGCAATCTGCCCCAACTGCAGCGCTCGCATGGACAAGGAGGACGAGCATGATCAAAGGGAAATATGTGGCGAAAATCGAAATTGATATCTTAGTGGATGAAAACACCCCGGGATTGCTTCCGTTCGACCAGTTGAAAAATGTAGTACATAACGAAACGACAGCGGCAGTCAAGTCCGTGCTCGATGATGAGTTTTCTGCTGTTGGGACTGTAACCGTTAGTCAGCAGTTTGCCGATTTGTGGATGGAGGCCGCCCATGAATAAGTGCTGCGCCACCTGCGCCTGGTACGAGGACTTCCAGGGCGTGTGCTTCAACGGGGATTCGCCGTACTGCGCCGATTTCACGGAGCCGGATCAGCGGTGCAGGGAGTGGGAAAGGAAGGAGGCAGGCAATGAAGTTTCGGAATAAAGAGGGGAAAATCCTTCATTCATCGGCGTCATTGTGGGGGCATATTTTGAACGACATTAAGAAAATGTCTCCTCACGAAGCCGCCCGCCTGATGGGCTATGAGGTGGTGGAGGATGATATGTTGGAGCCAACAAAACATAAGGAGGAGGCCAACATGGACAAGCCGTTGAAGGACTGGACGCTGAGGGAACTGTCAGAGTATTGTAAATGCCACACCTCGAAAAATGGAAACTGCATGAATTGTGACTTACAAACAGGAATCGGGTGCTGCCCTTTCGAGTGCGCCCCGGCAGATTGGGACTTGTCCGAAAAGCCCCGCTGGACGGAGCAGGAGGTGGAATCAGCAAAGATAATTAGCGTGCTGTTCCCCGAAGCAACACACATTGAGCGGTTGCGAGGCAGTAAAGTTTTAGGCATAACTGGAGCCGAAGATGGGTGGATTGCAGATATTGAAAGCTCGCTATTTCCAGAAATCAAGTCAGGTCAGTCCATCACCCTTGACGAGATCATCGGAGGTGCGGAATGAGTAAGCACTGGATAGATAATGGGGATTCATGGATTTGTCCAATTTGCGGGGATGAAGAAGAAAACCCCAATAAACTTCCTAATTTTGAATGTCCAGTTTGTGGATTTCAGGACCCAAAAGATGCAAACAAGGACCAGCAGGCCAAAGCTGACGCAGGAAAGCCTCGCCCTACGCTCACTCCCGTCAGCCTGATTGATGCTGTGACAGCGGTCCGCATGTACGGAAACGAAAAGTACCATGATCCTGAGAATTGGAGGCAAGTGGAGCCGCAGCGCTACAGGGACGCACTCTACCGGCACTGGCTGGCCTATCTCAAGGGTGAGAAGTGCGATCAGGAAAGCGGCCTGCCTCACCTGTGGCATTTGGCTACAAACGCGGCGTTTTTGATTGAGATGGAGAGCTCCATCCGCGACGGGGAGGGCGACGACGATGATTAAACTGCTCCTTTTCCTGGGCATAATCCTGTCCATTGTCAAAGCAAATGGATGGCTTATAGTACCGATGCCTGTTTTGGTTTTCTGCTGGGTGATGAGTTTTGTTTGTTGGCTCATTTATTCGTATGCTCTTGGCGTGGGCGAAGGGGCCGCAAAAGAGATGAAGAAGAAAATTCGAGACGGGGAGGGCGGACAGCGTGAGCGAGTGGATCAGCGTTGAGGAGAGGTTGCCGCCAGAAAATAAAACTGTTGAAACCCGGATTGATGACGGGAAGTACATCCGAAACGAGCAGGAACTAAAACGCTGCGGGAACCTTTGGTATCTGCCAGATGGCTCAATGTATGCGTACTATAATCCCACACATTGGAGGGATAGCCCTTGAACGAGTTCAAGGATAGGCTGCGAAAACTGAGAGAAAAAGAGCGGCCCGTTATTAGCATGAGAGTAAAATCTGAACTTATAGGACTTGGAAGTGATTCATTGCGCAGATATGAGCGAGGCGAAAGGGAGCCTAAGCTGACTGAACTGAAAAAGATAGCAAACCACTATCATGTTAGCCTGGATTATCTCTGCTGGGATGAAGGAGAGCAAGAACCAAAACTTTAAGCATATCGCAATAATATTTTATAAGCGCCTCCGTTTGGAGGCGTCATAAACAAAATACATGCGACAATGGGAGCATGGGGGCACACCCTGTGCTCCCGATCTCTTTCTCCTTCCTACACCCGGCAGTCGGCCTCCTGCTGCCGGGAATATATGCCTCTCCTCGCCTCATGCGGCGGGCGGTGGCACCAACAGAGTGCCGGAGTATGCCAGGGGTAAGTGATTGCCCAGAGAAACGATTTAGATACTCGGCAGTGGCACCGGACGCTGTACCATTGAGCGGTGGCGGAATAGGTAGACGCTGACTGGTAGGGGGACACACTCGGTGGAAGTCCGGGGGGCCTGGTGGTTAGGTAAACACGCCCTATGGAACCACGCTGTGAGGTGCAAATCCTCACCCGCTCAAACAATATACGGGTGTAGCTCAATGGAGAGCGCCGGATTCCAAATTCGGAGGTTGGGGGAACAGATCCTTCCACCCGTGCCAGGGCGCAAGTCCTGACAGAGTTTCTTGGCGAAAGGCAAGTGAGCAAAGCCGAAAAACTCACAACATACCCCGAAAGGGGTATATATGCCGTGCCGCAGTCGCATGAGACGGGGGCGGGAATAGACTGGTTGAAATCCAGGGCTAGGCCGACGGGCCGAAAAGGGAGGTGCCACCTTACTCCTCTGCCCTGGGTCAACATAAAGGTGGGAAACAAAATAGAAAGGGTGGTATCTACATGAACGAACTAATCAAAGTAGACTTTTCTGGTGATCGGCCTGCTGTATCGGCACGGGAACTGCATGAGTTCCTGGAGGTCGGCACGAAATACGCCGACTGGTTCCCCCGGATGTGCGAATACGGGTTCTCTGAAGGGGAGGATTTCAACCTTCTCAAAAATGAGCAGGTTCGGCAAGAAGGAAACCGTATGGTTTCGCGCATGGTTGACGATGCTGTCCTCTCTATCGATATGGCCAAAGAGATCTGTATGATCCAACGGAATGAGAATGGAAAGTTAGCACGCCAGTATTTTCTCCAGATGGAAAAGGCATGGAACAGCCCTGAAAAGGTGATGGCCCGAGCCTTACAGATTGCCGACAGGAAAATCAAGGCACTGGAAGAGGAAAACGCAGTTAACCGCCCGAAGGTGCTGTTTGCTGATTCGGTGGCCGCCTCCAAGACCTCCATTCTGGTGGGGGAACTGGCTAAGCTGCTGAAGCAGAACGGCGTGGACACCGGGCAGAACCGCCTCTTTGATTGGATGCGGAACAACGGCTATCTGATTCGCAGGGCGGGGACGGATTACAACATGCCCACACAGCGGTCCATGGAAATAGGCCTGTTTGAAATCAAGGAGACCAGCGTCACCCATGCAGATGGGCATGTTACGGTGAACAAGACTCCGAAGGTGACGGGAAAAGGGCAACAGTTTTTTATCAATGAGTTTTTGGGCCGATGATTTGAACGAGAGGTGGTGAGCCCATTGTGGCAAAAGGCAAATATCAACGGTGGCTGGAACCGGATGGGCTTCTGCTGCTTGAGGGATGGGCCAGGGATGGCCTTACTGACGAGCAATTAGCCGGGAAGATGGGGATAAACCCAGCAACTTTGTACGACTGGAAGAACAAATACCCTAAGATTTCCGAGGCCTTAAAAAAGGGCAAGGAAGTTGTAGACATACAAGTAGAAAATGCACTGTTAAAGCGCGCACTTGGGTATGACTATCAGGAACAAAGAATCGAAAAGTCTGATAAAGATGGTACGAAGATCATCCAGACAATCCGCCACGTCCCAGCTGATACCACCGCTCAGATCTTCTGGCTCAAAAACCGCAGACCCGACAAGTGGAGGGATAAGCCGGAAGCTCCAGGTGACACAGATGCGCTGAAAAAAGCGCGCGAACTTTTGGAGGGGATTCCAAGTGCCGTTGACTGAGAAGCAGTTGGAGTACCTGAAAAACTGCAACCATCGGTGGAACGTCAAGACTGGGGCAACAGGCAGCGGGAAAAGTTTTCTTGATTTTACCGTGATTATCCCGCAGCGCATATTTGCCGCAAAAGGTGAAGGTCTGTTGGTACTGCTGGGCAACACCAGAGGAACCTTGGAACGAAATATTTTGGAACCCATGCGGCAATGGTGGTCTGGGAATGTTGGAAATATCCGCAGTGACAACACGGTGGAGCTGTTTGGGAAAAAGGTTTATGCTCTCGGAGCAGACAACAAGAAGCATGTCTCCCGCATACAGGGGGCCACCTTCGAATATGTGTACGGAGACGAGGTGACAACTTGGAGCGAGGACGTGTTCCAGATGCTCAAAAGCCGTCTGCGCTGTGAACATTCTCACTTTGACGGGACATGCAACCCGGACAACCCGGGACACTGGTTCAAGAAATTCTTGGATAGTGATGCGGACATCTACCAACAGTCCTATGTAATCGATGACGGTGTGCTTCCAAGCCACGTAGTGGAAGAACTCAAAAAGGAATACGCCGGGACGGTTTATTACGACCGTTATATCTTGGGGCTTTGGCGTCAGGCGGAGGGGCTTGTATATCCGATGTTCAGCATGAACAAGCATACCGTCCACGGCAAGCCAGACGGTGCGGGTGTGTACTACATATCCATTGACTACGGCACCGCAAACCCCACAGCAATGGGCCTGTGGCGTGTCCATCATGGAGAGGCAATCATGATGAAGGAGTATTACTATGATGGACGGGCCAAGAGAAAGCAGAAGACAGACGAAGAGTATTATCAAGACCTGGAGGCTTTTGCCGAAGGTAAGAAAATAGAGCGCGTCATTGTTGACCCTTCAGCGGCCAGCTTTAGAGAGTGCATACACCGACACGGAAAGTTCGCTGTTTGGAATGCTGACAACTCTGTGCTGGATGGTATCCGGATGACGGCTACTTTGCTCCAGACTGGGCGGCTGAAGTTTCATGAAAGCTGTGAGAATACATTTCGGGAATTTCAATCCTACATGTGGGATGGGGATGCTGGAGAGGACAAAGTCATCAAAGAGAACGATCACGCCATGGATATGATAAGGTATTTTGCTAATACAGTTATGTGGAGAGAAATCGCATGAGTATTATCAACGGCCTGTGGGGCCGATTGAAAAACTTCATATTTCCCCAGGCGGTGACACAGCGGGAGTTTGGCGTGAGATCTGCGACAGGTCAGACCATGGAGCGAAACATCAATCTGTGGTACGCCATGTACATCAATCAGCCGCCGTGGGCTGTGCCGCCTGTGGTGCCGATTGGGCTTCCGGCGGCGATTTGCCGGGAGCTGGTGAGGCCAACGCTGTCTGAGCTTACAGTGAGCATTGCAGGGAGCGCACGGGCAGAATATTGCAACGAGCAGTTCAAGGCAGCACAGGAGAATCTTCTCCGCCAGCTTGAATTAGGACTTGCGGTTGGCGGGATTGCCTTCAAGCCATATATCTACGGAAATCGTGTCCTAGTGGATGCTACCAGCGCAGCAGCGTTTCAACCAACGAAATTTGATGCGGCGGGCGTTTGTGTCGGTGGTGTTTTCCGAGAAAAGGCGCAGATCAACGACAAATACTATGTCCGCCTAGAGTATCACAGCCTAGATGGTACTACATATACCATCCAGAACAAGGCGTATCACAGCGACAGCAGCGGTTCGGTTGGTTCTGCGGCGGATCTGAACGAGATATTGGACTGGGCAGACATCCAGCCAGAAGTCAAGATAGAAAACCTGGACGGCCCTCTGTTCGCTTATTTTAAACCGCCGCAGTCCAACAATGTGGACACAGACGACCAGACTGGGATGTCTATTTATGGCGGTTCTGTGGTAGACCTCATCCGGAGAGCGGATGAGCAGTGGGACCTGATTCGCTGGGAGTACCAGAGTGGCCAGAGAAAGATATTCATGGATGCGACAGAAACAGTGGCCAAGGATTTCGATAAGCGCCTGTTTGAGATTGCTCCGTTCTCTCGGGATGGGAAATTCTTCGAACAGTTTGAGCCGGAGTTTCGGGATGAACCACTTTACCGTGGGTTGCAAAATATCCTGAAACAAATCGAATTTCAGGTAGGATTATCCTATGGAACATTGTCTGACCCGCAGAGCGTGGAAAAGACGGCAACCGAAGTGCGAAACAGCAAGCAGCGGATGTTTGTCACCATCGACAGCATCCAGAAAGCATTGCAGCACACCTTTGACAGCCTGATCTATGCCATGGATGTGTATGCCACGCTTTATAATCTGGCTCCTGCTGGTGATTATGAGGTCACCTATTCTTGGGGCGATAGTATCCTTGATGACGCTGACGCAAAGGAGAAGGAGCGGGCCAACGACCGCCAAGATATGTCCATGGGTGTGATGAACGACTGGGAGTACCGGGCTAAGTGGTACAACGAGGACGAGGCCACGGCAAAGAAGATGCTTCCAAAGATGGAGGATATGACGGACGAAAAAGAGGAGGAAATTGAGTAATGAAAGCAAGTGCTTACATGAGTATTGGCGATTGGAGTAAATCGGTTGATGTGGAGATTGATTCTGCATCTGAAAGTGACGTTAGATTTGCCAAATCCATTCTTTCAAGCATTTCTGAAATTAAGGAGCGACCTACAACTGTTTGCCTAAACATTGATGGGGGAGAACTTAAAAAGGCAGTTAGAGAGGCGATTAACTCGGTGCCTGGGGGATGATGCCGAGTGAAATACCCATTCACCCCGGAACTTCTCGACGCCCTCCCCGAAGAACTGGCCGAACTATACCGCAGCCTGGAAGCGACACTTCTTGAAGAGATATGTTCCCGCCTAAAAATCTCCGGTGAGCTGAACGAAGTGACGGTACAGGACATCCGGGCTCTGCGCTCCCACGGTATCGACCTGGGTGAGATTGAGAAAGCCATCCAACGTACCGCCAACATCTCACGCCGGGAGCTGGACAAGCTTCTGGACGATGCGGTGGAGCGCAACCAGAGGTATTATACCGACCTCATCGACCTAGCGGGCGTGACTCAGCCGGAGACGATGGTGAGTGTGGAGGATACCTGGGCCATTTATGAGCAGACACGACAAGAACTGCGAAACCTGACCCGCTCCATGGGCTTCCTGGTGGACAACGGGCGCACCATGCTGCCCTATGCAAGGGCTTACCAGTGGGCGCTGGACAGTGCGGAGATGCAGATCATGAGCGGGGCAATCTCCTATAATCAGGCCATCAAGAGCGCCGTCAAGCAGCTGGCAGACAGCGGCCTCCGCATGGTGGACTATGAGAGCGGCCACCGGGACCATATCGACGTAGCCGCCCGCCGTGCAGTGATGACGGGCGTATCTCAGCTGTGCCAAAAATACGCAGAGCAATCGATGGAATATTTGAACACAAATTTAGTTGAAGTTTCGGCACACATAGGAGCCCGAGATGTTGACGGGCCCATGGGATGGGAAAATCATAAAAAATGGCAAGGGAAAATCTTCAAGTGGGACAAAAAATAACACCGGCGATTACTCGCCGATGTTAAACCCCCAATATTTCAGCTCGGCGGCCCTTCTTGCCGCCGTCGCATCTTCAAGTGTATAAAAAGTGCCAAGGTTTATTTTCCCTTGGTCAGTCGCTATTGATGCCCGATAGACAATAACGCCGTCTTTTCTTAGACGTTCATATACTCCAGCAACGCCAGTTGTATTATTTTTCCTCGCTTTTCTGTTTCTCGAATTTTTCTTGTGAGTTGCCCATCGACAGTTCTCGGGAGAATATTCTTTATCTCCGTCTATCCTATCAATCTCTAATCCATCTTTATATCCGCTTCTTATTGCCCAATCAACAAAAACATCAAAATCTTTCCACTCTGAGCAATAAGAGATGCCCTTTCCCTTATAGTACGCTTTGTTTGTTGCGTTTCCATTACATCTTCGCCGCATTTCTGACCATGTATGGTACAAGCGGTTTGTATGTCGACGTAAGAAAAGAGGGGACTTGTTTTTATTACACTTCCCACAAAACGTACTTTTGCCTGAACGCAAAGCATCTCCAGATACATCCCGTTCAACGCCACAGTCACATTTACATCTCCACATAACTGGACGATTTCCGGGGGCAGATGATCGAAACAGAACAGTCCAATTCCCAAAACGCTTACCACATAAATCAATAAGTTTGTTTGCCAAAGTATCATCTCCTATGTGGTCTATTTTACCATGAAATCAGACAAAAAGCAATATTAAAGTGCATTTTGCTTGCGCCTTAAGGGGGGTGATATGGATGGCAGATTATCCTGATTTTGCTGAAACATGTGGGTATGGCTCTGTAACTGGAATACTTGGAGCTAACTGCCGCCATTAGCACAGCTTTCACCCATTTGTGGATGGTGTGATGGAGCGCACCTATACTGACGAGGAACTGGCCCACATTGACGATGGTCACGACGTGGATTTTGAGGGCAAGCACTACACGGCTTATGAGGCCACACAGAAGCAACGGAAGATCGAGCGGACTGTCCGCAAGCTGAAGAGACAGCAGACCGCATACAAGGCCGCAGGACTGGAAGAGGATGCCCATGCGGTAACAGCCCGAATCCGACGCCTGAACAAGGAATACGAGGCATTCAGTGAGGCGGCGGGGCTGCCGTTACAGCGGGAGCGGATGAAGGTTACCTATACCGATGTGGCATCTGAGCAAATGGCTTCAGCTCTCAAAATACAGCGCGATGCGGAAGCACCGATCAGGCAGGCGATCCGAAGCGGTGGGTATCCGTTGGAAATCAATCCAGAGAAACAAGCGCGGCATATGGCTGGTATGGCTATACCGGGTAGAAGTGTAATAACGGTTTCTATGGAGGAGTTGCAAGCGATCATAAACGCGAAGGCGGGCAGCGGGAAAATCATTTTTACAGATGATTTTACAAAGTGGAAAAACACAGAAATTATTGATGCTGGAAAAGAAATTGGCTATACAATCAATAGAAACGGTGCTATAATAATTGCAAAAAGCATCAAAATCCATTACAGCAAAAGCGGTACCCATGGAGTCCCATTTTCGGGGAGGTGGAAAAAATGATAATTGAAAATCCTGAGATTTACTTCGGAAAGAAAATTAAAGTTTTTTCCACAAGCGGACGCGAAACGGTTGGAACACTCTACGGATATGACTATGATTTTGACGATGATGAGAATGAATTTCTGGAGTTCGACGTAGAGAATGAAAGCGGTTTGCTGATTGGATTTACGGAGGACGAAATTGAACGCATCGATATTATTGGATGATAAAGCGAAATGCGTAATCGAAGCACTTCTATCCAAAGGTAGCCGCGTTGAGTTGATTCCCGTGAAAGATGGTGTTAAAATTATACATATCAAGCGGGAGGAAGTGAAGCTGTGAATAATTATATATGTCATAAATGCGGTGGACTTTTGGGGTATAGAACAACTTTTGTTGGTGGATTAGACATGCCCTATACAGAAAACGAAATGTATTGTGATCGATGTGGTATTCATCTTAAAGGCGATGCTGTTCCACGAGAGAAAACAGAGGATGAATTGGAACGGCTATATCAAGAATTGAATAATAATAACTAAATATTGCTCCCGCCTCTAAGCGTTGAGGCGGAAGACCCGAGCGTGGGTAACTACTGAGATTTTCTTGGTAGTTGCCCACGTTTTTTCTTTTGGTAAAACCCGCATTTGCGGATTTTATACAACATTTGACCGACCGAAGTCGTTAAACTACGGGAAAATCAATCAATTTTGGCTATCCGCAAGCCTAAAAGTGCGGGGCGGTGGGTCACGGCAACGACCTAAAAAGCCTAGCCGCAAAGGAGATAGTATGAAAACCGAAGAACTGCTTGAAATTGGACTGACAGAGGAACAGGCGAACAGGGTGCTGGCCATCAACGGAAAAGACATTGAACGCCATAAAAAGGCGGCGGAGACAGCGAAAACTGATTTGACCGCAGCGCAGGAGCAGCTCGCCCAGCGGGATAAAGACATGGAAGAATTGAAAAAGTCTGCCGGTGATGTGGACAGCGTCAAGCAGCAGCTTGCCGACTTGCAGAGTAAGTACACCACGGAGACCGAGCAGTACCAGAAGCAGATTGCCGACCGTGACTATGCGGACGCTGTGCACCGCTCTATTGCTGACAAGGGCGTGAAGTTTAGTTCCAAGGCGGCAGAAAAGGCGTTCGTTGCCGACCTGACAGCCAACCGCCTGTCTGTTAAGGATGGCGCTCTGTATGGTTTTGAAGCTTATCTCAAGACTCAGCAGGAAAGCGACCCGGCGGCCTTTCAGAGCGACAAGCCTGCCCCCACCTTTGTCAAGCCTGTGGGACCTGGCGGACCGCCCTCCAGCGAGAGCAAAGGGGCGATGTACGCCAAACAGTTCAACCAAATGTACACACCCAAAACTACGACTAAGGAGTGAAACGAATGTCTCATTTTTACAGAGTGAATGGCACGTTCCGGCCTAACTTTCTGGAAAGCGAAGTGGGCCTTGTGCTGAAAACCTATCAGATTCCCAACACTATGGGCGTTTCGGATGAGTATGGCAACAAGATCGTTGCCGCCGGCACAGTGTACCCCTCCAACGACGCAAGCGCCGTCGGCATCGTGTTTACCGATGTTGATGTGACCCACGGCGACCATGAGGGCAGCGTCATGCTGGCAGGCCGTGTGCTGAAGGAGCGGCTGGATGTACAGAGCGCCGCTGAGACCCCTCTGAAAGCTTCCGGTATCGTGTTTGTAGACGCGCCCGAAGTGTCCCGCGGCTATACCGTGACCTATGAAAAGGATGATGGTACGGGCACGCCTCCGGTTGACGCCAATGAGTACCAGGATGGCAGCTATGCCCCTGTCTCTACGGATTACCCGCTGACTAAGTCCAGTAATACACAGACCGGATGGGCGCTAACCAGCGGTGGGCCTGCCGTTACCTCGGTCAAGGTGACCAAAGATGTGAAACTGTATCCTGTATGGACTCCCTCGGTTTAAAGGAGGATTGACAAATGGCTGATATTTTAACTCTTATTTCCGATTCCGACAGACTGGATTTTTCCCAGAACCTGTCCGTTGCACGCCCGGCCTACCTGGGTGACCGGATTTTCCCTGACCAGAAAACCGAAAACCTTAAGGCTGAGTACCTGCGGCTGGCCAATGGTGCTACATTGCCCGTGATGGCTACGGTCCACGCCTTTGACACCGAGGCGGAAATCGGCTCCCGGCCCACCTTTGACAAGATGGAGGTCGAGAAGCTGCTGATCAAGCGCAAAATCAATCAGACGGAGCGGGTGCGCCTGCTGGAGGAGTCCGGAGTTCATGCTGATGACGCTATCGTGCGCTATGTCTTTGACGATATGCGCCTGATGGCGGATGCCGTGAAGGTGCGCACTGAGGTCGCCAAGATGGACGTGCTTTCCACCGGAAAGATGAACATCAACGAGAACCGCCTGAAAATGACTGTTGATTATGGCGTCCCTGCCGAAAACCTGTCCTTTGACTTGGACCTGTCTGCCGATGCGGATATTATTGGCCAGCTCCAGGCCATCGTAGATCAGTCCGCTGACATGGGTTATACCATCAACGAGGCCATCACTTCCAACAAGGTGGTCCGCAAGCTGGCTACCAACAAGGGAATCCAGACCCTTATCTTTGGCTCCATCGGTCAGGGCACTTATGTTCCCAACGAGCGGCTACGTGGCCTGTTCTCCCAGCTCTTTGGGTTTGGAACCATCACCACCTATGACCTGCGGTACAAGACGCAGAAGGCGGACGGCACCGAGGCGACCCACCGCTTTTACCCGGAGGACAAGATCACCTTCACCGCTGTGCCGCAGATGGGCGTCGGCCTGTGGGGCGTGTCTCCCGAGGAGGCGGAGTACGGCCAGTACAACGAGAAGTCTGCGGACCAATACATCACGATCACCCAGTGGGCGACTCCTGACCCTGTGGCGGTGTGGACGAAGGCGACCGGCCTGTTCATCCCGGTCCTGCCCGACCCCAATGGCCTGTTTGTGGCTTCTGTAAAGCCTGACGAGATCTCGGGGGGTTAACTGAGCTGCTGAGCACGGCTTCACTCTCCACGCCTGACTTTTCCAGCATGACACGGGTAGAAATGCTTGATTATGCGGAGAAGAATGGCGTGGAGGGTGTCAGCAGCTCCATGAAAAAGGCCGATATTTTAGCTGTGCTCCAGGGGGCGGTCTGATGATCTACGCTGATTACAGCTACTACACAAACGCGTACTGGGGAAACTCCATCACGGCGCAGGACTGGACCAGGATGGCAACTAGAGCGAGTGCGTTTCTGGACTACGCCACAATGGGCCGAGCGGCAAAATATCCCGACCTGGATGCGCTGAAAATGGCTTGCTGTGCTGTTGCGGATGATTACCAGACAATCGAGAACGCCAGAGTGCTGGCGAATAATAGCTTGTCTGCCGCCTCCAATTCCGGAGAGACAGGAGAACTGCAAAGCCAGACTGTAGGGAGCTGGTCTAAGACCTACCGCTCCGGTGGCTCCAGTGCAAAAGAGGCATTAAGCGCAACAGAAGGCGCACAGGCGGCCCTTATGAACACGGCGCAGATGTACCTTGCTGGAACGGGGCTTTTACGGGCAAGGGGGTATTACGCTTGAGTATGTTTCCCCATACTGTGACACTCTACAATGTGTCGGTGGAGACTGATCCGGCTACTCTGGAGGAGAGAACAATCAATCACATCACGGTGCTGGAGGGGGTTCTTCTGGATGCCGTGAAGGGGAAAAACGTCAACGAAAGTGGGCTTGTAGATGCCGATTCCGTGACGCTCTACATACCAGCCAACGCATCCGCCACTGACGGTGTGACCGGCGAGAAGAAGCGTTACGTTGGACCCGTGGAGTTTTGGAACGGCGAGAGCCGGAACGGGATGTGGACCCTATCTCCCGGCCAGAACACCTTTTTCGTCAAGGGGAAGGCCATCCACCCGGACTGGAGCAGCCAGAAGATATCAGCCGCCTATGACTACGTCTATGACGTGAAAACGGTTGACTTCAAGGACTTCGGCGGGGAGATGTCCCACTTTCAAGTAGGAGGGGCCTGATGCTGAAATTCAATGTGCATACGTCCGGCCTGGATTCACTGCGCGAAAAAGTTTCATCTGCAAGCGATAAAGCAGCCCACATAGTGGCAATGCAGGTCCGCAAGGATACATCGCCATATGTTCCGGCGCTGACAGGCAGCCTGGACAAGCGGACGCGCGTCGATGGGGGCGAAATCATCTATCCGGGCCCATACGCCCGATATCTGTATTTTGGGAAGCTGATGGTGGACCCCGCTACCGGCAGTAGCTACGCGCAGAAAGGTAGTACAAAGGTGCTAACAGACAAGAACCTGGTATTCAACAAGGCCATGCACGGACAGGCACAATCCCACTGGTTCGAGGCCAGCAAGGCCGAAAATCTGGAGAAATGGGTCCGTGTGGCGGACAAGGCGGTGAAACATGATCTCTGAAAAACGGGAAAAGCCGCGGATGCTGGCGACGGCGGAAGAGGTAGACAAAATCTCCCGCTCCATGAACGTGTGGGTGAACACCTTTCCTGAAAAGCCGGTCACGATGATCAAGTACGAATCGCTGGACACCGCAATCGGGGAAGAGACAGCCATGGCCCTGTCCACCATCCAGGGGACCTATATTACCAAGCAGTACATTTTGGGCGGATACCAGGCGGAGTATCAATTCAAACTGATCTACCGCATCAAGCCTGGAAACAGCAACGACCGGAGATTGGAAGCAGACGAGCTATTGAACCACTTCGGGGACTGGGCCAGGAAGAACCTGCCCGACCTTGGAGATGGGGTTCGTGCGCTGAAGGTAGAGCCGACAACCCAATCTTCCAAATTCGCCTCCTATGAGGGGGGCATTGAGGATTACCAGATTTTAATGAAGCTGACCTATGAGGTCGGCGTGTGAAAGGAGAAGCAAAATGCCTAATTCTGATTTAACATTTAACACCACGCCCGGCCAGACCGTGGGCCGAGAAATGTTGATTGCTTATCTAAACACAGGGGAAAATGAGACACCTAAGTGGTCTCCAATCGGCAAGCGAGTGGAGGACAGCTCCTCTGAATACGACTGGCAAACCGAAACAAAAGTGGATATTTTCGGAAATACTTACACAAATGGAAAGAAGCCTACAATTACTCAGACATTTGATCCGTGTGAACTGGATGCAGACGATGCGGCACAGAAGAAGATTTGGAATTTGGCTATCAAAGATCAGAATGTCAATGCTTTGATGAACCAAGATATGCTGATAGTTCATCTGTATGCAGGAACAGCCAACACGGCGGTGTTTGCGGAGCGGTATTCTTCCTGTTCCATTCTTCCTAGTGGGCTCGGAGGAGAAGGGGGCGGCACCATCGGAATGCCTCTTGATGTGACCTATGGAGGAACACGGACTGTTGGAACAGCATCTATTAGCGGCGGAACAGTCACATTTACAACGGAAGAAGTAAGGGTCTAACACATGAAAGAATTGAATTTTGATAGCGGACTCGTTGCCTATTCATTAAATGGAAAGTGTGAAGTATCCTTCAACCCAACTGACAGCAATTTTGTAGAGCGTCTGTATTCTGCTTTTGAGGACTTGGACAAGAAGCAGGAGAGCTACAAGGCTCAGATTGAGAAGATGGCGGACAAGAAGGAAATCTTCGAGTTTGCCAGGGAGCGGGATGCGGAGATGCGCGGCATCATCGATGGCGTATTTGATGCGCCTGTGAGCGAGGCGGTGTTCGGAGGGATGAATGTCTATGCCATTGCAAACGGCCTCCCCGTATGGTGCAACCTGATGATGGCGGTCATGGATGAGATCGACACAACATTCACCAGAGAGCAAAAGCTGACCAACCCGCGCATCAGCAAGTACACGGCAAAATATCAAAAGTATCAGAAGAAGTAACCAAAGGAGCACGCCATGAGCTATGGACTTCCCAAAAGCGTGGAGATAAACGGGAAAGAGTTTGCTATCCGCTATGATTATCGGGTAATTCTTGATATCTTCGAGGCCATGAATGACCCGGATTCCAGCGAGGAGGACCGCGCTCTTGACGTGCTCCAGATCTTCTACATCGACTTTGACGAACTGACCGACTATGACGCGGCTATGAAAGAGGTGTTCCGGTTCATCAACGGCGGCGAGGAGCCACGGGAGCAGAGAGGTCCCCACCTTGTGGACTGGCCGATGGACTTCCCCCGCATCATCGCCCCGGTCAATCGTGTGCTGGGCTATGAAGCCCGCGCTGTGGACTACGACATCGAAACTAACACGGGCGGGATACACTGGTGGACTATTCTCTCTGCTTATTCAGAGATTGGAGACTGTTTATTCGCACAGATCGTCCGAATCCGCGACAAGAAGGCCAAGGGAAAGTCGCTAGACAAGTCTGACCGGGAATTTTACCGCAAAAACCGTGACATTATTGATATCAAGCATACCTACAGCGAAGCAGAAAACAAACTTGTAAGCTTCTGGACGGGCGCAAAATAAAACCGCCCCCGGAGGAGCGGCTAAGTCATCGTATGGAGCATTTTGTTAATTGTACTTGCGCAAGAGGAATACCATCACACTTTCCAGCAATTACGATTTGATCTCCATCCTTTAACTGAGCAATCAAATCTGTCTGGTCCCCGTTCTTTGGGAAAAAACATTGGATGGGATAAAGTCCATACCCGTCATTTGTTTCAATGGAAATGCAAGGGGCTTTTGTCACGATATCCTGTCCAATATTTTGAATGGTCCCAGTCACGACCAAAATTTTATCTTTGTATAGCGCATCTGCATTTACTGTGTTCTCCTTATATGCCGCCCACAAATCAGTTGCAGAAATTGTGATTTCCTCCGGCTGGCTGTCCGGCGTTAAGTTATTGTCAAGCTGTGTGGAAATGTTTGATTGATGCGGGCTAGGTCTATCGTTTGACGAATCATCAGAATGGCCCTTAAAAGTAAGCGATAGAGCAGCAAGTGCAGCAACGACAATTACTACCGCAAAGGCAACATTTCCTTTGCTTCTCTTAGCTTGTTTCCTTGGAGAGTTCTCGCGATCGAAAGCGGTGGCCTCTGTCGTGTTTGATGCGTATTGACTATCTACCGCAAGATGAGAACCAGATATTTCCGTATTCACGACCCATACCTTGTCTTCTGGCGATATAAGAATCGAAACAGAACAATCTATCTTTTTCCCTTTTTGAAATAAAAGCGTATGCGGCCCATCTTGAGTGTAAACAGAGATTGTGTCCCCATTCCTCAAAGTCCCGACAACCTTACCGTCTAAAAGGACAGTAAAATCAACCGCACAACCCCACATGGACTTCTCCCTTGTGATTATGATTTCTTTATACCCATCCACATAAATCTTCCCCTTCAAGGTGGTGTTTTATATGTCCGCAGACGGTTCCATCGTCATTGAGACCAATATTGATGATAAAAACGCACAGCGGGAATTGACCCGCCTGAATAAACAAATCAAATCGATCGAGGATCAGCTTGCATCTAAAAAGCAGGGGCGACTGCCCCTTGAAAATAACCTGAACTCGGTCAACGCAAAGCTGGACGAGGCCCGGAAGCGGCTGGCAATGCTCCAGGATGAGCAGAACGCCATTAACTCCGCTATGCAAGCGGGAGCGACCGCAGATGATTATATGCGCGCCTATTCAGATAGCCCTATGGTCGAGGCCGCTCTGAAACAGCAGCAGGCCGAAGTTGACGCTATCGAAAAGGAGTGGAAACAGGCCGACAAGGCTCTTTCCGCTTACGATTCTAAGATTTCAGGTCTGGAGGCTAAACTGAACAGTGCAAAGGCGGAGGCCGGAGGTATCCAGCAGAATATGGCTAAAGCTGGTCCATCCGCCGAAAAGATGGCAAAATCCGTTGACAAGGCGCAGAAAAGTGCAAGTAAGTTCTCCATGCGTCTGCGGGAGGTCATCAGGAGTGCACTGATCTTTACCATCATCTCACAGGCACTTGCAAAATTCCGCGAATGGATGGGAAAAGTCATTAAGACGAATGACGAGGCTCGTGCTGCGATTGCCCGCTTGAAGGGTGCGCTGCTCACATTGGCGCAACCTTTAATTGACATCATTATACCAGCGTTTACCAAGTTTGTCGATATGCTGGCCAGAGTTATTTCGATGGCGGCGCATCTTACTGCGGCCCTTTTTGGGACTACAGCAGAACAAGCTGCTGAGTCCGCAGAAAATCTATATGATGAAACAGAAGCCATTGAGGGAACCGGGCAGGCAGCGGAGGAAGCAGAAAAGTCCCTTGCATCATTTGATGAGATCAATCAGCTTTCAGGTGGAAGCAAAAAAAGTTCCAATAAAAATCAGAAAATTGCACCCGATTTTTCCGCAGTTAATCAAAACAGCGGATGGTTACAACAAATAATGGAAAGCGTATCTGCGTGGGTCCCAGCTGCTCTGATGCTTGGAGGAATCGCGCTTGTCGCAATCGGTGCATCAATGGGAAGTCTGCTGCTCGTTATTTCCGGCCTGCTACTGCTCGGAACCGGGATTACATTTTCTAGAGAAAACGAACAACTTCGGTCTTGGGTCGATGCACTTGGGCTGAACAGTGTACAGGAATTTGTGGTCATCGCTGTTATCCTTGGCGGAATTGCGATGGTGGCAATCGGAGCGGCAACAGCAAATATACTGCTCGTGATAGCTGGTCTTGCTTTGGTTGGTGTGGCTGTTACATATGTGGCGCAGAGCGGTATGATGCAAGACTGGGCAGAAACCCTTGGACTTTCGAGAGCAGCGCAGTTTATAACTGCTGCACTGCTTATTGCTGGATTTGCGCTTGTCTGTATTGGGGCTGGTCTCGGGAACATTTTGATGGTAATATCCGGTATTGCTTTATTCGCTGCAGGAGTGTATGTGGGCATTGAAAGCGGGACACTGAAATCATGGGCGGAGACGCTTGGGCTTGATTCTGCGTTTGAGTATGTAGCAGCCGCTATCCAAATTGCCGGGATTGCGCTAATTTGCATTGGAGCGGCAATGACAAACATCTTTATGGTTGTCGCAGGGGCAGTTTTACTTGCGGCTGGTATCACGATAGAAGTGCTTGGGGAGCAAACGTTGATGGCATGGTGGGAAACGCTAAAGCTCACGACTGTTGCCCAGTGGATTTCTGTAGCAATACTTCTAGCCGGAATTGCAATGGTCGCCATTGCGGCAGCTACGGCGAATATTCCGCTGTTGATTGCGGGAGCAATCGTTCTTGGTCTTGGAATTGTTGCTTCAGTAAACGAAGGACATTTGCAGGACTGGGTTGAAACATTGGGACTTGAAAAAGTAATGGGATATGTAACTGCTGCAGTTTTGCTTGTCGGGATTGGCCTTGTGGCAATAGGACTTATGACCATGAATATTTCTATGTTCCTGGGGGGCATGGCTTTGCTTGTAGCAGGGTTGGTTATCGGGAATGAAAGTGGAACACTTCAAAGCTGGGTTGAAACTTTGCATCTTGAAGAAGTGGCTGGATGGGTTTCCACCGCAATGTTGCTTGCTGGAATTGCTTTAGTTGCGATCGGAGCGATGACGCTTAACCCAGTCATGCTTCTGGCTGGAATCGCACTCCTCGGCGGCGGAACAGCTCTCAAATTAGGGAGTAGCGGAACAAGCGGAATTAGAGGTGAAGGCTTCAGCAGCAGAATGGCGGCCCCTCGTCTCGCCTTAGAGGATGTCCCTGCGCTGGCCCGTGGCGCTGTCATTCCGCCGAACCGTGAGTTCTTGGCGGTATTGGGGGATCAGAAAAGCGGAACAAACATCGAGGCTCCTACATCGGAAATCGAGGCTGCGGTCATGCGCGGAATCCAGCGGAGCGGGATAAACGGCCATGGAGGCAACCAGACTGTGATTCTGGAAGTGGACAAGCAGGTGCTGGGCCGTGTAACCTATCGGGCCAATCAAGCGGAAGGGAAACGAATCGGTGTGGAGTTGGTGGAGGTGTAATTTTGAGTTACATCAAACTGAATGGGCGGGAATTTGATGCGGACATCGCTATCTCGGCCTACAACCGGAACTTCAATGTGCTGGATGGGGACAATGCGGGCCGCGTCCTCTCCGGTCTAATGATTCGAGATATCATCGGCACATACCTTGGTCACAAAATCACCGTGTTTCGGCGCGGAGACGACTATAAAGGGCTGGATGACTTTTGGGACTATCTCTATCAGCACTCCATTGATGATTCTGTTCTACTGGAGGCGGCTGATGGCCAGAAGACCATCAGCTACCAAGCCTACTACACCAGTGCATCTCAGGACATTGAGAAGGTGGAAAACGGGGTGACCTACTGGGGCGAGATTGAAGTGAGCTTTGTACCCATGGACGCACAGCTAAAGCCGTGAGGTGATACGAGATGGCGAACACGACTAAAATCGTATATGACGGACGAACATACACCGGGACAGAGATACAGAACGGAAATATGAGACTGGCTACATCTCTGCTTTCGTCCTCTCTGGAGAGCAATACGTTCAACGTGACTTTGAAAAGCCCAAACAAGAATCTGACCAATTTCTCCAGAAACGCTCCTATCACAGTGTTCAACGGTGAGCGTCAACTCGGGATATTTTATGTCCAGGACGTGAAGAGAACTGCAGCTGATTTGTACAAGGTTTCGGCTACATCTGCGGTCGGTATATTGAGTGATGGTAACCACTACGGCGGCATCTATACAGGGCAGACTGCTGAATCCATTATCGGTAGCATCTGCGGGTCAGTAAAGTATGATATCCAGAACAAGCTGCGGCCCATAAAGTTATATGGCTGGCTCCCCATTGCAACACCGAGAGACAACCTCGCCCAAGTCCTGTTTGCGATGGGGGCCACTCTCCGAACAGACTTGAACGGCGTGTTACGGATCGAGGAGCTGTGGGATGGGCTGAGTGGTGACATCGGGACAGACCGAATGTATCAAGGCGCCTCTGTTGAATACGCGTCAAAAGTTACCCAAGTCTCACTGACAGAGCACCAATATGTGGCAAGTGGAGATCTTGATGAGCTGTTCAGCGGCACGACCCAAAGCGGCGATATTATCACCTTTGATGAACCGGTCTATGGTCTTACTGCCTCCGGGTTCACGATACAGAGCCAGGGCGCGAACTTTGCAAAGCTATCTGCCGGTAACGGAACTCTAAAGGGACGGAAATATAAACATAACACCCGAGAAATCATCAAAACCGTGTCTTCCGCATCTGAGCCTAACATAAAGGCAGTGAAGGACGCTACGCTTGTATCGCTGGTAAATTCACAAGCTGTTTCAAACAACCTTGTAAATTACCTAAAATGGAACCGGACAATTAAAACTAGTGTAGTTTACCAGGGTGAAATTCCGGGGGATCTTATATCCACATGGGACCCATTCGACAAGACATCTGTGGATGTTTGCATTCAAGAAGCAGACATAATATTGTCGAATACGATTAAGGCAAACGAAAAAATGCTAGTCGGATTTACCCCCATCAGGCAGGATAATAGTCAGACCTACGATGAGCACGAACTCCTCATAGGATCTGGGACCTGGACTGTACCGGATGGTGTTAGTGAGGTTGAGGTGGTCGTAATTGGCGGCGGCGGAGCTGGCTATGATGGGAATCCTGGAGAGGCTGGGCCCGGCGGCTCTGGGACTTGGGGGGAAAATTTTACTGAGGGCGATAGTGTTAGTCTGTCTGGTCTATCTGTAGGAAGCAGCAAAACTATTTCAACGAGCGCATCAACATCCCAGAGTAATACAGATCCAGGGGAAGGAGGGGATGGAGGTGCAGCTGGAGCGCCAGGAAAGGTTTACCGGAAAACAATCACAGTGACGCCGGGTCAGAGGATTTCTTACAACTGCGGAGCTGGGGGGCAGTCTAACGGTGCCGCCGGAGGAAATACAACATTTGGAAGTGTTTCGTCAGGTTCTGGAACGTCCTCTGGTGCAGGATACACAGACATTATTACAGGCGAGACGTTCGCAACAAGCGGCAATGCAGGAGAGAGAGGCGGAAAAGGCGGAAGTGCCGGGGCCGCTGGCGAATCGACAGGCGGCGCAGGTGGCAATTCCGCAAGTTCACGCGATTACAACGATTCCGACAATCCTACGAACTACGGAAACGAATATGACACAAAAGGACAACATAGCGTATCCGGGAACGCGGGGGGTGCAGGTGGCGGCGGTGCAGGAGGAGACTCGGGGAACAACAGCGGAGGAGACGGTGGAGCCTCTACACGCGCCAGTTTTTCCTCTGATTATAACCCAGGCGAGGCATTTGGCACCCTTCGGCCATCATACGGAGGTGATGGTGGGACGGGGGCCGATGGCGTGCGTGGAAGTAAATATGGGCCTGTCTCTTATACACATCTGACGCTGCCGAC